GGTTAAGTGACCTAGAGCAAAAAATCCCATTCCGTTTTTTCGAGAACCTTTACAAATGAAACTACAGGTCGAATACGTCAAAATCGAAGCTCTGATTCCATATGCGCGAAATGCAAAGAAGCATGACGACGCGCAGGTTGCGTTAATCGCTGGCTCGATTAAAGAGTTTGGATTTAACGCGCCTGTGGCGATCCGCGGGAACCCTCCAGTCATCTGCGCTGGACACGGACGAATCCTTGCTGCTCGAAAGCTGGGATTGGCCGATGCTCCGTGCGTTCGACTAGACCATTTGAGCGAGACGCAGATGCGCGCATACATCATCGCCGACAACAAACTTTCGGAGAAGGGCGGAGGATGGGACGAAGAGATGCTAAAGACCGAAATCGAAGAACTGATTTTAGCTGGCGTGGAGGCTGGGAAGATCGGAGTGGACTCAAGCGACCTTGGCGAAGACGACGCAACCTACACGCGCAAGGTGGAAGCACCGAAATACATCCCGAAGGGAGTCAAGCCGAGCGTTGCGGAGCTTTACGACGAAGCGAAGACCAAGGGCATCGTCGAGAAAATTCAATCGTACTCGGTTGAGCAAGCCACGAAAGACTTTTTGATTGCCGCAGCCCATCGGCATACGGTTTTTAACTTCGAGAACGTGGCTGAGTTCTATGCGCACTCCGAGCCGCAGGTTCAAAGACTCATGGAGCAAAGCGCGCTCGTCATAATTGACTTCGACAAGGCGATCGAGAATGGATTCGTCGTGATGACGGACGAGATCAAAGAGGCGTTTGCTGGGGATCACGACGATGGCGATGAATGAAAAAAACTTTGTTGCGTTCATTCTGACTCACGGGAGGCCGGATCGCGTTCACACATTCAGGACTTTGCGCAGGGCGGGTTACACGGGGCGCGTCGTGATCGTGCTCGACAACGAGGACAAGACGCGCGCTGAATACGAGAAGGAGTTTCAAGGAACCGAGATTTATGTCTTCGACAAGAAAGCGATCTCAGACACGTTTGACGAGGGCGACAATTTCCATGACCGCAGGGCAATCATCTACGCTCGCAATGCGTGTTTCGAGATAGCTAGCAAGATCGGGGCGCGCTACTTTATTGAACTCGATGACGACTATCAGTGTCTGCAATATCGTTTCGATGCACAGGGCGTTTATCGGCCAAAAAACATCCTGAGTATCGACAAGATTTTCGATGCGATGATCGGCTTTCTGAAGGCGTCAAAGTGCTCGAGTGTAGCGATGGCCCAAGGTGGTGACTACATTGGAGGAGACACTGGAAGTTTTGCAAAAAAGCTGAGGCTGCATCGCAAAGCAATGAATACTTTTATCTGCGACGCAGAGAATCCATTTCAGTTTTTCGGAAGGATAAACGAGGACGTAAATTTGTATACGTGCGGAGGACGCCGCGGAGTGCTGCTGTTCACTATTCCAAACGTATCGATAGTGCAGAAACAGACTCAAAGTAACGCGGGCGGAATGTCCGACCTTTACTTGGATTCCGGCACCTACGTAAAAAGTTTCTATTCTGTAATGTACGCTCCATCGTGCGTGAAGATTAAAGACATGGGGCCCGTGCACCGCAGACTTCATCATTCGGTGAAATGGAAAAACGCCGTTCCGTGCATCGTTGGCGAGGAACTAAGGAAACCTGACGTTGAGTGAAAAAGAAAACGTACCGCAGACGCAGCAGGCCGAGCAAGTAATTGACCCAGCAAAGATTCGTCGCGCGAATGCAGGTAACATCCTAAAAAAACTGCGCGCCGGCAGAACGCTGAGCGCGCAGGAGCGTAACGCACTGGAGGAGTTTCAGGCGGAAAACTCAGGGGGCTGGGTGAAAGACACAACAACGCTTGCGAAGGAACTCGGCTTGTCCCGCCAAGCGATCTACGACGCGCGAAACCGATTTCCCGACGCACCGAAAAAGCACGAGGACGGGCGCCGCGAGAACCTCGCCGCGTGGCAGCAGTTCTGCGCCGAGAACGTGATCGGCAAGGACGTGGCGACGAAGAATCTCGCCGAGCTCAAAGCCGAACTCATGCGCGAGCAGATCCGACTCGCCAGGTCGAAGAACGAACGCGAAGCCGGTGACGTGATCGACCGCGAAGTTGTCGAAGCGATGCTCGTCACGCTCGGCCAGAAGCTCAACCTGCTCCTGCGCCTTAAGCTGGAGGTGGAGCTTGGGCCGCGCGGCGTGGGCATGAACGCTGCGGAACTGAACGTCGAGGGCGGCGTCATCCTCGGCGAGATTCGCGAGGTGATTAACGCGAATATTGCGACGTTTGAGGGCGAGGCGCTGGATAGGTCGCGAGGGTCGGAAGCGTGACCGCCTCTAACCTCCTTTGCGCCACCCTGCGCCTCCCGCAGCCCGACATCTCGCCGATTTACGAGTGGGCCCGGCGGCACATCATTTTGCCCGAGTCCTACGCGACCAGCGGACCGTTCAACGTCAAAATCTCGCCGTGGCTCATCCCGATCTTCGACGCGCTGCAAAACCCGCTCGTGCGCCGCGTGCATTTCCGCAAGGCGGTGCAGATCGGCGGCACGCTCGTCGCTGACATCTGGGTGCCGTGGCTCATCTGCAACGACGCGGGACCGATCTCGTGGACCATGCAGACCGACGAGATGATCGACCGGCACGCGAAGTCTCGGCTGAACCCGATCTTCGAATCGTGCAAGCCCGTCGCGGCGATGCTCCCTCGCGTCGGGCCGCACCGGACGACGACCGAGATTTATTTCGGCGGATTCTTCTTCCTGCTCAACCCGGCCAATCTCTCAAGCCAGCAGTCGCAGTCCATCCGATACAAGATCAACGATGAAATCTGGCTTCCGAAGTGGCAGGAGGTTTACGGCCACGCCATCGCCCGCGTCAGTCGCTTCGAGGAGGTCGGGCGCTCGAAGATTTACAACACGAGCCAAGCGCCGATCATGGACGTCGAGACCGGCAACGTCGAGGACACGTCGTTTCGGCAGGGCAACCAGCAGGAATGGAGCACCGAATGTCCGGCGTGTCACAAGGTGCACCCGATCGCCTTCGCGCTCGACAAGAACGAGGACACCGGACTGCGGGGCGGAGTGGTCTGGGATGCGGCGGCAAAGCGCGATGACGAGACGTGGGACGTGCCGCGCGCGGTGGCCTCGTGCCGCTTCCGGTGCCCGCACTGCGGCCACGAGTCGCCCGACACCGACACGACGCGCAACGGGTGGAAGCGCGCCGGTCGCTTCGTGCCTCTGAACCCGACCGCGCCTTCGGAAATTCAGAGCTTCCGCGTGGAGGCGCTTGTCAGCCGCCCGATGCGGTTACTCGTCGAAGAGTTCTGTGAGGCGGACAATCACTTCGTGCGGCAGGGCGATGACAAAATGAAGATCGAGTTTCGGACGAAGCGCGAAGCGCGGCCGTGGATCGTCGAAAAGAAGGTCGTCAACCTCTTCGTGACCAAGTCCGATTACACCGTCGCCCAGTTCAGCAACGGCGAAGGCATCGACGGCGAGGTCATCCGCTTCATGTCAATCGACCGCCAGCAAGATCACTGGTGGGTTGAAATCGGCGCGTTCTCCTCGGCGACTGGGCCGACATACAAGCAGCTTTACTTCGGGCGCATCGAGACGCGGGACCAGCTCCGACAGATGCAATTCCGTTACAAGGTTCAGGACGCGTGCGTGGCTCAAGATCGCGGCTACCGGCCCGCCGACGTGGACCGCGACTGCGCGGACTTCGGTTGGCGCGGGATGCGTGGGCACGCGCGCAAGACGTGGACGATGCGGGACGACGCGAGTGACAAGCTCATCAACTTCCCGTTCAGCGAGCCGCGCACGAGCGACTACCGCGGCGGGGACGTGTTCTACTACGACTGGAGCGGCGACTATTTCAAAGACTTGCTCGCGAACGCGCTGGAGGCCGAGGGCGATCTAAAGTGGCTACTTCCCGCCGACGTCAATCCGCTCTATTTGGAACACCTGCGCGGCGAGTCAAAGGTGGAAATCCGCACCGGCGTCTGGGAGTGGCGCGAGGTGAAAAGCAACGCGCCGAATCACGGGCTTGACACCTCAGCGATGATGCTCTGCATGGCGACGATCGCGAACGTCGTGCGCTACACGCCGGTGAAGGAATAGGCTAAACCAATTTATGCAAAAGAACACACGAGCTTATTTGGGAAATGTTATTGCCGACGCCATCATGGGTTTAGATGCAAAGGACCTTCTTTGGCATGAAACTATTTGTTCAAAAGTAGACCTAGGGTCACCCATAACCATATCGCTATCGGATGTGAACGGGATTGATTTTTATGCGTTTGAATTTTCGCATGCAATTATGGAGCAGGCAAAAGATGGATTCGAACCTAGAAGTGATGACGGATCGCACGCATGGGCAGATGAGCTTCGGAAACTAGCTGATAAAATCGAGAAGGCTTCAAAGAAGGCGTGGAAGCTAGAGGATGAGAAAGAGGTTCAAAGGCAGGTTGAAAGGCAGGAGTTTCGTAAGATGGAAGCTGAAATAAAGGCTTCGAAGAAGTAGGGATTTAGTAGGACCTGAAGAGCCTAGTTTGACGTTTCGGGCAGTGGTATGCTCGACAACCCATTTCTCGGACTGGACAGCGCCACCCTCACGGCGCTCAAGACCAAGACGATTGACGCGATTCAGGCGGTGCTCCTGAACCAGAGCTATTCGTTGAACGGGAAAAGCGTGAGCCGCGCGGACCTCAACGCGCTCAACAATATGCTCGGCAACCTGCAGGACGCATTGACGAACGCGGCGGGCACGTCCACGGATACGACATTCGTGAGCTTCACTGGAAACTGACATTATGGACAACGACATTTTCGACGCGTCAAAACTGATCGCTCAGAAACCGTGGCTCGACCGCGCGCTCGAAAACATCGCGCCGACATGGGCGCTCAAGCGGCTGGAGGCTCGCGTCGCAAAGTCACTTTTCGAATACAACGCGGCGCGGACGAATCGGCTCTACGCTCCGAAACAATACGCGCAGCCAGCGGAGTCGTCGCAGAATCAGCGCGACCGCGTGGTCATGATGTTTGAAGCACAGGACTTGACGGCCAATTTCCCAGAGGCTCGTGAAATCTCGCGCAAGTTCGGGACGTATTTAACGCCAAACGAGTATTCCCCGACGACCGGCGATCGCGATTACAACCAGACAATCAGCGAGTATTTTCACGCGTGGTGTAAGACGTGCGACGTGACGAACCGGCACAGCTTCAAGAAGCTCGTGCAGCTCGCCGCCGAGGAAAGGCCGGTGGACGGTGACTGCGGCTTCGTCATCCGTCGCAGCGGCGAAGGGCTCAAGATTCAACTCGTGCCAGCGACGCGCATCGGCAATCCGAATGACACGGCGGTCGCGTCGAACAACTACTTTCAGGGAATCGTGACGAATGACTTCGGCCAGCCGGTCGCATATCGGATTTATCGCGTTGATCGCAATGGCGTTTATTTCGGCGCGGAAGACATTCCCGCGAATCAGTTTTGCCATTACATGGACCCGTTTCGGGTGGACCAGTATCGGGGCGTGACTGATTTTCACGCCGCGATTCAGACGGCGCGGATGCTCCACGACATCCTGCAAGCCGAGAAGGCTGGCGTGCGTTTCTCGTCGCAGCAGGCCGCGCTGATCTTCAACGACCGAGGTGTTGCGAATCCGCGCAACCTGTTCCAGCCGAATCCCGCGCTCTCGCTCCCGAATGGGCAGCAGCAAAAGAACGAGCTCACCGAGGTCGGCATGATTCGCTATTTTCAGAACAGCGACCGCGTCGAGGTAATGCCGTCGCGTCCGTCGCAGGCGTTCACCGGCTTCGTGCAGCATCTGATGCACGAGATTGCTCTGGGCGTGGGCGTGCCCGAGGGCGTTCTTTTCGGGACACAGGACTACAAAGGACCAAGCGTTCGGGCAGAATTTGCCGCAGCCGACCGCGTGTTCACGCGCCACCAAGGTGTGCTGACCGACAAGGTCCTCGATCCGATCAAGGACGCCGTGATTCTCGACGCCATTGCGCGCGGAGAAATCTCGCCGCCTCCGCTCCTTGCGGGCGAGACGATGGTGCACGCATTGCGTCGCGCGACCTCGGGCGAATGGCGTTTCCCCGCGAAGCTCTCGATCGACGTGGGCCGCGAGTCGGCGGCGAACATGAATGAGAATCGGCAAGGCGCGAAGTCCTTGCAAGAAATCGCAGCCGAAGAAGGCACCGACGCCTTCACGCGGCTGGAGCAGATCGCGATCGAGGCGGCCTACGTCAAACAGCTCGCCGAAAAATACGGCGTTCCCGAGACCGCGATTCGGCTCACGACCAACTCGCTTCCGAGCACGCCAGCAGCCGCAGCCGCAGCAGGCGACGCGGTGGGCGTCAGCGCGGCAGAGGCGCAGGCGGCGAGCGTCACGGCTTCCGCGACGGGCGGAGAATCGACGGACGTGGCCACTATCGCAGGTGTCGAATCCTTCCCTGATGTATCGCCCGAACTCGCACCGCTCAACGGCGCGCAAATCGCGGCGGTGCTCTCTATCCTCGAGAATTTACGTGCGGGCGATCTCACGTCAGAAGCAGCCGAGACGCTTATGGTCTCGGCTGGCATGGCGAAAGAATCCGCGAGCAAGGTCGCCGGTTCCGTTTCGGGACTACCGAAGCAGCCGTCGAAAGTATCAGCTTCGGCGATGCACAACCGCATCCGACTTGCTCGCGCGCACGAGGATTCCAACCTCGTCACGATCAACTTCGCGGACGGCAGCTACGTGCCGACGAACGCGATGGCCGACAACGCGCGCCGCGCGCTCGCCATCCGCGAAAAGAAGCCGATGTCACAGCGCGGCATGACCAGCGTCGGCATCGCTCGCGCTCGCGATCTCATCAACAAGCGGCCGATGAGCGAAGACACCGTGCGGCGGATGAAGGCTTTCTTCGACCGGCACGAAGCCGACAAGCAAGGCGAGACGTGGAGCGAGCAGGGCAAGGGCTGGCAGGCGTGGAACGGCTGGGGCGGTGACGAGGGCTATTCGTGGGCCACGGCGATCGTCGAGCGGCTGAACAAGGCGGAGGACAAGAAGTCTCTCGCGGTCGCATCGGAGCAGGTGCAACATCACTTCGCGCTCAAGACTCCGCTTGGCTCTGCGGACTGGCTTGACGCCGTGCAGAAATACCGCGCGAAGCAGCTCGGCGTGATCGAGCTGACGAAGCAAAGCGTGATCGGTGGGCGCAGCATCATCGAGCTGAGCAAGCCTACCGCCAAGAAGTTCGCCGAGGGCGATCAATGCCCAGTCGAGACGCAGGACATCAAAGCGAATCTCATCAACCGAGCAAAAGCGGTGGATGTCGCAAACTACGGTCCGGCAAATCCGCTTGAGCCAAACGGTGATTATTGGACCGCAAAGGCGGCGCAGTTCAAGACGACTGTGGACGAAGCAAAAACAATGCGCTGCGGAAATTGCGCGGCGTTCAATGTCAGCCCACGAATCAAAGACTGCATCGACAAGGGCATCGGCGTGGACGCAAAGGAAGTCGAGCAAGCGGGCGAACTCGGATACTGCGAATTCTTCGATTTCAAATGCGCGGCAAAACGGACTTGCGATGCGTGGGTCGTGGGCGGGCCAATCAGCGAAGAAAAAGCACTCGCAAAGGTCGGCGAGCGCGGCGCGATCGTCGCGTCGGACAAAGCGCCGAAGGGCGGCACGCCGAACAAAAACCCAACGGGCGAAGGAAGCGCGAAGGGTGACGCATCAGGCAAGAGCGCGGAGGTTACGGCGGAGCAAGAGGCGACGCTGCAAAATAAAGCCGACGAGTTCAACGCGAAGGAAAGCAACACGCGCAACGGAAGGGCGACGCTCGGTCAACTCAAGTCGGTTTTCCAGCGTGGGCTCGGAGCGTTCAACGTGTCACATTCGCCGGTGGTAAAAACCGCCTCGCAATGGGCGTTTGCACGCGTCAATGCCTACCTCTACCTGCTGAAAAACGGACGCCCAGAAAATCCAAAATACATCACCGATAACGACCTCTTGCCGAGCAAACACCCGAAGGCTGGGAAATAATCACATGAACGACACGCAATTTCAAATCGACCACCTCATCGAGTTGGCAGTTTTACAGCGCGCCGAGCTCAAGCAGCTCGTCGATTCGATGCCGCAACTTCGCGACCACTTGTCGGAGGAAATCGAGCGCAACCTCGAAGAGGCCGAGCCCGCGATTCGCTCCGAGCTTGAACAGCTCGTCATCGCGCGCTCGACCGACGAACACGCGAAAATCAGCGTGGCGCTGACCGCGAAGATCGACGAACTCGCGAAGGCTCTGGAGGTCACGACCGCCGCGAAATACTCGGTGCTCATGGCCGAGCGACTGGAGAACGCGAACCTGCTCGCGAAGGCCGAGGCACGCATCGAGGACGCTGCGTCAATGCTCACGCACGCGGTCAAAGAAATCGTCACGGACGAACTCTCGCGCTTCCCGCGCGCAGGCGAAATCGACCAGCTTCGCAAGGAGTTCGCCGAGCCGCGCGGGCTGAATCCTCGCGGACGCTGGATGCCCGATGAAACCTATCAGCGGCTCGATCTCGTCACGATCAACGGCGACAGCTTCGTGAGTAACATCGACGGAAACCGCGAGCGCCCGAGCCGCACGGCTGGCGACTGGACTCTAAGCGCAGCGCGCGGCAACGGAGGCGGGGGTGGGAGTGTGACCTCGATGACGGACTTAGTGCCCGTGCCGACCAACGGGCAGCTTCTAATCGGCAACGGCTCGGCGTTCGTGAACTCCACGCTGACCGCTGGCACCGGCATCTCGATCTCCAACGGCGCGGGCTCGATCACGATCAACGCGACGGATGGCAACATCACGCTCGATGACGGCACGGCGGCGGCGCCTTCGCTGAACTTTACCAACGAGCCGACCACCGGACTATTCCGCGCGAGCGCAAACGTGATGGGCTTCGCGGTCAATGGCGTGAGCCGCGCGACAATGACCACCACGGGCGTGACCGTTACGGGCACGATCACCCCGACCGGCAGCGTGCACGCGGCTGCGGGCTCCGTGACCAATCCGAGCCTCGCGTTCAACGCCGACCAAGACACCGGACTTTACAACATTGGCGCGAACAATCTCGGCGTGGCCGCTGGCGGCGCGAAGGTGCTCGACATCGCGACGACGGGGCTGGGTGTGACCGGCACGTTCTCCGTCTCGGGCGTGGCGACTCTGGGCGCGGGCGCGATTCTGAACACGCCAGCGAGCGGCACCGCGACAAACCTCACCGGCCTTCCTCTGACCACCGGCGTCACCGGCACGCTACCCGTGACCAACGGCGGCACCGGCGTGACCACCTCAACCGGCAGCGGAGCAAACGTGCTCGCCACGTCGCCAACCCTCGTCACGCCGATTCTCGGAACGCCCACAAGCGGCACGCTCACCAACGCCACCGGCCTCCCGATCTCCACCGGCGTCTCGGGGCTGGGCGCAAACGTGGCCGCATTCCTCGCGACGCCCAGCTCGGCGAATCTGGCGGCGGCGCTGACCGACGAAACGGGCACGGGGGCGAACGTGTTCGCGATTTCGCCCACGCTCACCACGCCGATCTCCGCGACCCTCACCTCCCCCGCCTCGATCAACCTGACGCTCGGCCTCGGCACGGGCGGCACGGCTCTGACGCTGGAAAGCAGCACGCTGGCGGCTACTTTTGCGGGCAGCATTAAAGGGAGCGCAGCAGCGAACTATTTTGGAGGCACTACTGCGCCTGCTGTTCCAGTCGCGGTTGTTACCCAGAACCCCGGTGGTAATCTTTTCCCCGGCCTTGGAATTACGTCGTCTGGCGGAAGTGCTACAAAATACTGGAACCTTTTTGCTGCAAATGTTTATACTGACAGCGACCTGTTCTTTGTCCCAAACTCAACTGCGCTGGCATCCGCGGTGCTTCGCATTTCTAACGGTGGCGTCGTAACGCTTTCTAACTCCACCGCAGGCTCCTCCGGCGCAGGCGCGCTCGTGGTCACGGGTGGGCTGTCGGCGGGCAACAACGGCAATGCGAGCTATTTCGGGGGAGCCGCCACCTTCGCGGGCGCGGTGACGGTGGCGGGCCTGTTTATGTCAACCGATGCACAAGGCTCGGTTTTATCATCGTCAGGAAACACGCTATTTATCGACGCGGCAGCAGGAGGAATGACGGTTCGTCCGAAATCGGGCAGTGTCTTCCATGTTAGCAATGGCGCACCAGTCCGCTTCTCCGCCTACGGCGCAGGCACAGCCACTTTCGACAGTTCCGGCAACATCACCAGCGTGTCCGATGCGCGACTCAAGAACATCACTGGAACGTTCACCAAGGGCCTTGCGGAAATCGTCAAGCTGACGCCAAAACTCTACACTTGGAAACCCGAGACGGGCCTCGTCACCGATGACATTAACGCCACGCTCATCGCCCAAGACCTGATCGCCGCAGGAATCCCCGAGGCCGTCACGACCTACCGCACAGTCGCCGTGATGGAAGACGACGTGCAATCCGCCGAGGACCTCGCCGCAGGCAAGCCCGTCACTCAACACGCCAAACTCGACGCCGACGGCAAACCCGTGACGCAGCGCGTTGACGCAAACTACTCAGTGTCGGACCGCACAGTTATCGCGGCACTCGTCAACGCAGTGAAGGAACTCAAGGCCGAAATCGACGCGCTCAAAGCCAAGTAATCACTAACTCACTACACCCATGACCATTCCAATCGCACCCTACACAATGGGGTCTCCAGCAGCCCCGAAAGTCGGCGTCCTCTTCGAAGTCCGCTACATCAACTACACCGACCGCACCGCCGTCGCCGACTGCCACCTCCTCGACGCGGAGGGCGTGGAAATCATGCCCGTGGGCCTCGTGCCTGCGACGGCAGAGCAATGTGCGGCGTGGACTGACGACGCTGCGTTTGCCGCCGTGCTCGCGGTGAACGCTGGGTTTGAGCTGGTATCCGCTGAATAATTACCATGACCAAAGACGAACACAAAAACGCCATCGTGACCCAGCTACAGCAGCAGAGTTTGAATCTGCTTGTGGACTCCCTCGCCGCTGCGCTGGCGGAGATTGAACAGCTCAAGGCCGCTGCAAACGCTGACAAGCCGACGCCGTGACGCTACGCCGCTCACTCCTCCTCGCCGCCCTCGCGCTCGGCCTCGTGGTCGTGCTGGGCCTTGCGCTGCGGAGTGAGCGGGTGCTCACGGCGGGACTGCCGCTGAGGATCATCGTCGCGTCGGAGGCCGAGGCGTGGAAGCTGGCAGGGCCGTCTGCCGTGGTGGTGCTCGGGACGGGCTCGATGGTGCCGTATATTCCTGCTGCGCCAAAGGGGGCTGACCCGCTGAGGACGGTCTGCGCGTTGGCTGTCCTCGTGCCCGATGCCCGTTACGCCGACATCAAGGCTGGTGCGCTCTGCATCTACGTCCCCGTCTGGGCTGGCCGCAACGTGATGCACCAAGCCGCGCAGATCGACGCTGGCGGGTGGATCATGACGGGGCTGGGGAACAAGAGCTACGAGACGACAGAGCGGGTGACGGCGGCTAACTTCGTCGGCATTGTTTCCAGAACTTACATCTGGCCCTAATGTATGGACGCGCTCGAAATCCTAGTGAAGGGGTGGCCGATTTTTCTCGGGATGATTACGCTCATCATCGTGCTCTCGAAGCTGGACTTGCGCGTGGCAGTTCTTGAGGAGAAAATCAAGGCGCTGTTCGATATGTTCAACAAAAAATGAACCATGTTCCCACTCGCTGAAATCCTCGGCATCGGCACCAAGCTGATCGACAAACTCATCCCCGACCCCGAGGCAAAGGCCAAGGCTCAGCTTGAGTTGGCGCAGCTCGCACAGAGTGGCGAGCTGGCGAAGATGAACGCCGATCTTGAGGCCTACAAGGTGGAGCAGGACAACCTAACGCAACGGCTTCAGGCTGATATGTCGTCGGACTCGTGGTGGTCAAAGAACATTCGCCCGATGACGCTCGCGGCAATCCTCTCGGGGTATTTCATCTTTGCCGGCATGAGTGCGTTTGGCTATGACGCCAAGGAAGCCTACGTCTCGTTGCTCGGGCAGTGGGGGATGCTCATCATGAGCTTCTATTTCGGGGGCAGGACGCTTGAAAAGATCATGGAGATGAGGGCTAAAAAATGAGCGAGGAAGCCTCAAAACACGCGCTGATTGAGAAGGCTGCATTCGCCGTGCTGCCGATTCTGTTTTCGTGTGTGGTCTATCTGATGTCGTCGCTCGCTTCAATTTCGCATGAAGTCACCGTGTTGCGGCAGCAGGTGAGCCTCGTCGTGACGAGCGACAACAAACAGGCGACCAACACCGGAGCGGAGCTGGCACGCGAGAAACTGCGGCAGGACTTGGAGAAAGAGATCCAGCACAACCGCGATATGATTCTGGAAAACCGAACAAGCATCGCAGTCATCACCGAGCGCATCGGAGCATTGAAAAAATGAACGCTGACAACATCCGCGCTACCCTCACCGCCGCAACGCCTGCCGCCGCGATGATCTCGCTGTCGCAAGTAAACGAGGTCGCCGCACTCGTCGGCACGCTCCTCGGCATTGCCTTTCTGCTCTGGCGGTGGCGGCGCGAGGCGCAGAAGAAGGACTAGTTTTGACGGCCATCGCCTTGGCGATGGAACCCATCATCACATTCGCAGCCTCCGCAGGCGTCATCGACGCACAGACCGGAATCATTCGCGGCGTCTCTCTCATCACCAAAGGCCCAGCTCTGGGCCACGGTGTAATGATCGACGACAAGACGCTGGAGCAGGTCAAGGCCGCTGCCGAGCAATACGCTGGCGGGCTCAAGGTGAAGCTCGACCACAGCGGCGGCGCGGGCGACATCGTCGGTTACATCGACACGCTGCGCATCGAGGGCGAGAAGCTCCTCGGCGATTTGCACCTGCTCGAATCCTCGGTGCACCGCGCTTACATCCTGGAGATTGCCGAGCGGATTCCCGACACGTTCGGGCTCTCGATTGCGTTTTCGGGTCCGTCGGAAAAGAGCGCGGACAAGCTCACGACTTTGCAACGGTGCAGCGAAATCTACTCAGTGGATCTCGTTTCTGAACCCGCTGCCAACCCTGACGGATTCTTTTCACGTGAGCTAAAACTTGCGACCGGGAAGAACGACCCGAAGGCATCTCAAAAAAGTGAATACGCTATGACACCAGAACCAGTCAAAACATACGCGGACGACATTCAAGCGGCCATCATGCCGCTGATCGCTCGTCTCGACAAAATCGAAGCCGCTCTCGCTTCCGATGCAGCCGTTGACGCGGCGGATGCAACCGGCATGAGCGCAAAGACCGAGGTTGTGCAACTCGCGGCCAACGCTGCGGCCCTCGCTGCGGTCAAAGAATTTGCCAAGTCCTTCGGTGCGCCAGCCGCTCCGATCGCCTCGGCGGAAGCTCCCAAACCAGTCGCGCAAGCGCAGAAGTTCGAGGACGTAGTCGCCGCCAAAGCCACCGAGCTTAAAGGCGACAAATCCTCGGCCATCTCCTTCGCGGTCAAAAATCATGCTGACCTTTACGCCGCTTATCGTGCGCGCGTTCAGGGCGGCGAACTCGTGAAACTCTAAAAAAACCACCATGGCTACATCATTCCAAAATGCGGGGACGTTCGTCGCAAACTCGGCTATCACCGCGTTTCGCCTCGTGTCCATTTCCAGCAATCGCGGCGTCGGACTTTCCGCCACCGCTTCTCTCCCTGACGGCGTCACCCTGATCGACGCCGCCTCGGGTGATCAAGTCACCGTGCAGTTCCTCGGTGGCACCACCGTCAAGGCCACTTTGCTCGCTGGGCCGGTCACCGTAGGTGACACGGTATTCTCAACCGCCAACGGGACCGTAGCCATCACCGGCACGGTAACCGTAGGCAAATCGCTGACCACCGCATCCGACGCTTCTGCGATCATCGAGATGATCGTTAAGAACATCTAACCCCTAAAAAATCTTACCATGTACACTAATTCAGCAGCCATTTTCCGCGGCGACATCGCCGGTGTAGTCGAGCAGGCAAAAGACTATGAGGCCGGACTTATCGGTGTTCAAGCGATGCCCATCCTCGATGTGCCCGTGCGCGCCGGTCAATACCCTTCCTTCGTTCTCAAAGAGGGCCAGCTCCTCAAGAGCGACGTAAAGAGCCGCGCCGCATACAGCGCCTACGCTCGCGGCACGCGTGCGTTTAACCAAGACACCTACACGGCATTGGAATATGGATACGAGGAGGCCGTGGACGATACCGTCACCCTCGACGTCGCCCGCTTTTTCGATGCCGAAGTTATCGCCGCCAAACTCGCCAAACGGAAATTGCTCCTTGCGCATGAGCTGCGCGTAGCTGCGAAACTGTTCGACAATACCACGTTCACGGCGACGAACAGCGGCACCGCCTACACGACCGCCAATCTGGCGACGTTCGATGTGGGTGCCGACGTGCAGGAGGCTACCGACCGTCTTCTTGCGAAGGGCGAGAGCGTGACGAACTTGTCCGTTATCATCCCGTATCCAGTGTGGACCCGCATTCGCGCTTCCACGAAGTTCCAGAACCGCCTTCGCGGCGCTGGCATTTCGTCTGACACCATCCTTAACGCCTCGCAGCAAGCTGCCGCTGAAGTCTTCGGCGTCGCGCAGGTGCTGATCGGTCGCGCCAGCTACGACACCGCACCCGAAGGGGTGGCGTTCGCAGCCGGTAATGTCTGGGCCAATACGTTTATCTGGGTCGGCTCGGTGACGCAGGCTTCCGCCGGTTTCTTCGGCGGTGGCGCAGGCTTCACCCTCAACTGGTCCGAGTATGGCCCAGCGATCGGCGTCTCGACCTATCGCGAAGAGGCGATCAAATCGAACATCGTGCGCGCTTCGCAATTCACCGCCGAGAAGGTCGTCAATGCGAATGCCGGTCAGCTTATCACCACTCAGTATTCCTGATCTGAATACATCTGAGTTCACAGCCCCACGCCTCACCGCGTGGGGCTTTTTGTTTTGACGCTGCGGCGCGATTCGCCACACCGGAGCCAACACAACAACATGACAATTTCCCTCTGCGTGATTGCCGGTAACGAGACCGCGCATATCAAGACCATGCTCGATTCGTTCGTCGGCATCATCGACGAACTCTCACTGGTGCGCGCGATCGGCTCGCAGGAACCTGACGACACCGAACAGCTCGCGCGCGACTGGTGCGAGCGCAACGCGGTTCCGATCGTGTTCTCGGACTACCGTAACGGGGTCACTGCGCAGGCGTGGCGGCACGTCGATTCGTTCGCGAGGGCTCGCAACCAAGCCTTCGCGCAAGGGACCGGCGATTGGCTCCTATGGGCCGACTGCGACGACGTGCTGACCGATGCGACGGATCTCCGCGAAAGGCTCAAAGAACTCACGGAGGACGTGCTTATGCTCCGATGCCCTTACGACGTGCGCGGCACCGGCAAGAAGCTGCAACGCGAGCGTATCATTCGGCGCACGGCGTTCGCCTCGGGGCGCGTCTGGCATCACGACGTCCACGAAAACCTGCTCCTGCTCCCGAATGATCTCCACAACGAGTGGGCGGTGCCGGTCTGGCGGCATCAGCCGGTCGCGATCAAGCAGAGCAACCGCAAGCGCAACCTCGCAATCCTCGGGCGAAGCATCGCGGAGTCGGCGACCCAATACTTCTACGTCCATCAAGAGCACTATTGCGCGGGAAACAAGACCGCCGCCGAGCAGTTCGGACGCATCGCGCTAAGCTTCCCGAATCTCGACGACTCCTTCCGCTACGAGGTGCAGCTCAACCTTGCACGGCTCGTCGCGTCACGGCGCGAGGCTTTGCAGTTTGCTCTCGGCGCGCACGGCGTTTTCCCTTGGTGCCGCGAGGCCATCGCCTCGGTCATCATGCTCGCCTTTGAGCGCAATGACGGCAGGCGCGCGAGCTTCTGGGCGGAGCGGATGATGTCGCTACCAGAGCCAAAGGAGAAAGACCGGCCTTGGACGCACGAAGTGAAGTGGTATGGCTGGGCCGGTCTCGATCTCGCGGCCAGGTCCTACCGGCTCGCGGACAATCCGAGAAAAGCGGACGGCTTGCAGTGGGCGTTTCACAAGCACGAGAAGCCCGCGATTCGACTCACTCAGAAAACCCTCGGCGACTCGACGCGCTCGGTGTCCTTCCGCGAGGCGTGGCTCGGGACGGCAGCGCAACCGGAAACCGTCGAGCACGTTTTTCTTGTGCGCCCCGACGACAAGGAGACGATGGCAATGTCGAAGCAGTTTATCCACGACGTCGGACAGCCGCGAGCCGTGGAGCGCGCGATGATCTCGGTGCATATCGAGGACGGGATGGTTCCGCCGCACGACTGGGACAAGCTCGTGCTGGCAAGCGGCGTGACGCTCATCGACGCGGAGAACATCAAGGAAATCCTCGCAGCGAAGAAGCCATGAGCAGGCCGGCAATCATCGTCTGCACGGTCAACGGCGGGTGCCTCGACGTAATGAAGGCTTCGCTTAAAGCCTACGTTCCGCGCGAGGTAGAAAAGCACATTCACCTGAAGGTCGGAACAAACTTCGGAGACGCCTACAACTTCGCCGCGCGCGAAGCGTTCAAGCGTCACGACGAGATTCTAATCTGCAATGACGACATCGTCTTCACGCCGACGACGTGGGCCGTGCTCCTGGAGGACGTGGCGCATCTGCGCAAGGTCGTGCCCGATCTCGGCTACGTCGCCACGCGCTCGGACTACGCGCGGGGCGAGCAGAACGTGCGCAGCGGGCGCGGCAAGATCGACTTTCTCCGCTACCAGTCGGAGCGGCACATCGTTGAAACACCGGTGATCGCGCCGATTTGCGCATGGATTCACCGCGACGCGTGGGTCGATTTCCCGCCGATCAACTGGTTTAGCGACGACGTGCAATGCGCGGACATGAAGCGGCGCCACTTCATCTCGCGCGCCTACGTGCACCACGTCGGGAGCCAGACCTGCGGGCAGGACGCACAGCGGTGCTACGAGGACGCGGAGCCGTGGCTCCTCGCGAACCGACCGGAGCTGCACGCGCGGTTTTATTTTACAGGCGGCGCATAGGTATGGCAGCCGTTCGCGACTTCGACCCGACGCAGATCAACTCCGATTTCTCGGCGATACTGGCGCAGGCTGGCGTCGCGTTTACCTATCAGGGCGTGAGCGTGACGGGCATCTGGGCGGCAGCGAGCAATGCGTTTGCTGACTTCGAGGATCAGCGCCGCGAGGACAGCAAATTTACCGTGTTTCTTTTGACGTCGAGCGTAAGCGCCACGCCGAAAGTCACGCAGACACTTTCACGGGCGAGCGTTACCTACTTCATCGAGCGCGTGACCTTGGACGCCGAGGGCGCGGGCTGCGAAATCAGCGTCGCGAAGGTGATATGATTTCGATCTTTTCAGATACCAGCAAGCTGGAGTATGCGCTCGCGAGACTTGCCGACGCCGCGAAGGTCGATACCGGTCTGGTGATAAAGCAGGAGGGTGCATACATCGCGAAAGTGATGATGCAGATCATTCCGCCAACCGGAGACAAAACAAAAAACGGCAAGACGGTGCCAACAGTCACGGGCGGAACCATTAAATTAAATAAAGCGAGCGGACTTAGCATCAACGCAAAGGAACAGGGCGAGAACGCAATTCTCGGCGACTTGTTCGGCGGGAATAAAATGGCCAAGGAATTTCAGATTGGTTTGTTCCAGCGCATCGGAAACTCGACGGAAGTTCCGCCGCGCGGCGGGCAGAACGAAACGATGGGTGTTAGTCTCGGAAATGAAGGCGGAAAGAAAATCCGCATTTACCGAAAGTTCTGGCTTGAGAACGCATCTATCGAACAGATGAAATCTTTTCACCACGCGAATAGGAACAATCGCGGAAGACGGAAGCAAGTAACCCGAAGCGCAATTGGTCGGTTTAAGGTTCAAGATCAGATGTGGATTTCCAACGAGTCGGCCGATGCGTATCTGGCCTATGTTCAAAAAAGTGTAGGGCTCGCAAAGGCTGGCTTTGCCGCTGCCGCAATGCTAGGCGGCGTCCGCGTTCCGTCGTGGATTCGTAAGCACATGGCAAAGGCGGGAAACGCTCAAGGTCACTTTGGGGTGAATCCGTTCTTTATTGCGCGAACTACGGGCAACAAAATTCCAAACCTGCAACGCGTGGTCGATGGCGCTTTGAAGATTCGCTACAAAATCACGATCTCGAAATTCCGTGCCGTCCTCGCCAACCGCGCCGTCAATCTCGGATTCACCCGCGTGGTCGGAGGGATGCCAATCAAATCTGACGCATGAGCACACGCACCAACATCCGCACCGCGACGGCGAACGCTCTCACCGGCGCGCTCGTCGTGCCGACCGCGAACATCCTTCGCGGGCGCAACAACACGATTGCGAGCATCAGCTTTCCTGCCGCAGCCGTTTACGCGGTCAGCGAGCAGATCGAGGTGCGCACGCTCGGGCCGAGCAACCGGACGCAATACCGGCAGCTGCAGCTCATCGTGGACTACTTCACCGCCGAGAGCGGGACGTATTTAATCGATGATCTTTTCGACACCGGGAGCGCAGCGGTCGAGGCGGCCGTGCTCGCCGACGTGACTCTCGGGGGCCAATGCCGCGATCTTCATTTGACGAGCGTGGATTATGTGATTGAGCCCGATGAAGACAGGCGCTTCGGCACGGCTCGGCATACATTCAACTGCATTTATTTAACCACCGACTAACATGGCAAACCATCTCGGCCGCGAAGGCCTAATCAAAGTCTCAGCCACCACCATCGGCGAGCTCAGAAATTATGCGCTCAGCCACTCATCAGACACCGTCGAAGATTCCGTAATCGGCGACACCTACCGCACGCGTCTCGCGACGATGAAAACCTTCAGCGTCTCGGGCGATCTTTACTGGGACGAGAACGACGCCGGCCAGCTTCTGATAACCATCGGAAGCTCGGTCACGCTTAACCTTTACCCAGAGGGCGCGGACACCGGCGACCGATACTATTCCGGCGCGGCGATCGTGACCAAATTCGACATCAGCGCCAGCTTCGACGGCATCGTCGAGGGCTCTATTGCCTTCGAGGGTAACGGCGCTCTGAGCACTCTCACGGCCTCCTAATTTCTCGGTAGCAAAACACACACAACACATGGAAGCAATCGACCTCGTCAGAGAGCACTTCGCCTCACTCGGCACGCGCAAGATCGACGTGCCCGAATGGAAGCTCGTGGTGCACGCATCGCCGGTCACGCTCGGGGAAAAGAACCGGCTCTACCGTCGCAGCAAAGAGAACGACATGGAGCTGCTCGTGGACATCTTGATAATGAAAGCCACCGACGAGCACGGCGCGAAGCTGTTCACGATCGAGCACAAGCCGACGCTCTTGAACAAGGCCGACAGCAACGTCGTGGGCCGCATCGCCAACGCCATTCTGGCCGACAACGCGCCGAGGGTTGATGACTTAAAAAACTGATTTACGGCGGGGAGGCCGCCGACTTCCTCGCCGTGTATGCTCTCGCAGATCGTCTCGGCAAATTCGCAAGCGAAGTTCTCGCCATGCCAGCGCAAGAATTGAACGGCTGGCTCGTTTACATCGAACACCAAAACCGGAAATCAAAACATCATGGCTGAAGCTACATTCACACTGCGGGCGGTTGATTCGACGAGGGCGGCGTTTGCGAGTGTGCAGAACTCGCTGACGAAGATTCACTCGACCGCGAAGGCGGTGAGCACCGGCATTGCCAGTTTCTTCGGGCTTCGCGCCCTTCTGTCAGTAGGAAGAAGCGTCAACGCAATGATGGAAGATGTTGAGGCGAATTCCCAGAAGTTCGGATTAACATCCGATGAATTAAACAAACTGACGCGAGTAACAGGGGCGGTTGATCAAGGGGTAATGTTTCTGAAAAAAGGATTGGTTTTCGCAGCCGATGCATTTCTGAACCTAAAAGATCAAATTTTCGGAGTCAGCAAAGTTGAGTCATTCAGCATTGCCGATAAAATACGGGCTGACGTAGATGTTCCAAAAATCGCGGAAGCAACGAAGCAACTTCAAAAAATCAAAGAAACGATTGATCTTATTGGGGCTACTCCAATGCAAAATTTTAACGTAATTGGAGACAAGATTTCAGCTCTCAATAATAAGCCCCTAGACCCATCGAAAAGTAGTGCACTTTCAGATAAGGAAAAAGAAGCGGAGTTGCAGGACTTAATTTATCAGCGAGCTCTAATCGCAAATTCTGCCAGAGAAAAAATGGTTGATAGTGTCACAACACTAAACCAGGCGAATAAGGATTATGTTTTTTCTTTATTAAGTGAAAATGAACAGCAAAAAATACTTAAAAATAGGCTGTCTGAAGTAGATGCTCAAATGGCAAAGTTAGATAAATTAATTCCAGTAATTCAAATCAATGCTCTCGTTACACCAGAGGAATTCGCGAATATGCAAAAGTTAACGATGCTATCCGATGAATACACAAAACTCCTCGGCAAGCGAAAGGTCATGGAAACCGATCTCCAAATCATCGCGCGCAACGCAGGCAACATGATCGCATCCGGCTTCGAGGACGCAATTTTCAGCGGGCAAAAACTCGGTGAGGTCATCAGGTCACTCGGCATGGATTTGATGCGGATGGTTTTCAATCAGACCGTGACCGCTCCGCTTGCGGCGGGAATCAGCGGCGCAATCTTGAAAGGCTTCCGCGCCGAAGGCGGACCCGTCGGCGCAGGCGGTGCCTACGTCGTCGGCGAAAAAGGCCCCGAGCTATTCGTCCCGCACTCCTCCGGCAGCATCGTGCCAAACGGGGCAATGGGCAGCAGCGGCGGGGGCTCGGGCGGCGTCACGGTCAATTACAACATCGCGGCCGGCGTCTCGCGCGCCGAGCTGGTGCCGATCCTCGAACAAGAGCGGCGGCGGCTTAAGGCCGAGATTCCGGACATGGTGCGGCGCGGGGGTTCGTATCGCAGTGCGTTTGCTTGAGTTCCTAGACGCTTATGGCCATCACCTATCCTCTCACCCCTCCCGCTGCCATTCGCATCGCTTCCTTGCGGTTCTCGGCCATCAGCGCGGTCGCTCGCAACATCTCGCCGTTCACCTTTTCAAGCCAGAGCTACAACTGGACCGGAACGATGCTCAGCGGCGACGTCGAGTGCCCGCCGATGAACCGCGCCGACGCCGAGGAACTCATCGGCTTTCTGATTATGGCCGCGCGCGGCACGTTCTATTTCCGCGACTACGCGAACGGCACGCAGCGCGGCACAATGACGGGAAGCCCGCAGCTCAACGGGGCGCACGTTGCGAACACGACTACGCTCACGGTCGATACCGGCTCTGGCTCGTGGGCCGTTGGCGATTACATCCAGCTCGGGACCGGCAGCAGCTCGAAGCTGCACAAGATCACGAAGGTGAACACGGCGACCTCTTACGAAATCTTCCCGCTCTTGCGCACCGCCTACCCCGATAACACCGCAATCGTTTACAACAACGCCGTCGGCGTCTTCCACCTCGGGACGACGACGTGCGACTGGTCAATCGACACGGCGAAAAAATACGGGCTGAACTTCTCGATCTTCGAGGCGATCAACACATGAGCCGCACGATTCCCGCTCCTCTCCTCGCCTCGACAACGGCGGCGCAGCTCAACCCGTTTTTCGCTACCTCGCTGGATTTCGATGCGGGCTCGGTGCGATATTGGACCGGCTACGGCACGATCACGATTGGCAGCCTGACCTATGCGGGCCTCGGCGCGTTCTCCTCGATCTCGACCATCGAAGAGACGGAAGACCTCTCGGCGCGCGGGCTGAACATTGACCTGACGGGAGTGCCTAACGATCTCGTCGCGGCGGCTCTCGATGAACCCTATCAAGGCCGAACGGCGGCGGTGCGATTTGGCACGCTGAACGCGGACACGGGCGCGGTGATCGAATCGATCACGATATTCAGCGGGCGGATGGACACGATGGTGATTTCCAACGACGGGAAACAGGCGACCATCGGAATCGCAGTCGAAAGCAAGCTCGTCGATTTTCAGCGCACGCGCGAAAGTCGCTACACGCACGAGGAACAACTTCGCAGATACCCAGCCGACACGGGGCTCGAATACGTCGCGGGGTTGCAGGACAAGGTCATTTACTGGGGCAACGCTAACGCGACCGCGTTTCGCACGGGCGGCACTGGATCGCAAAACACGATAACGGACGAACCATAATGTTTGAGGCTTTCATAATTTTTATCGGGGATATAATCATGAAGGCGGGGGCAACCTACGTCGTCGCCAACGTGATTGCGACGGCGGTGGCGTATGTCGCGATGGTTGCGGTAAGCATGGCCGTATCGCGCCTCCTCGCGCCAAAGATGCCGTCGATGGGCGATCTCAACGACCGAGGAATCATGACGCGCAGCCCAGTCTCGGCGCGCCAAATAATCTACGGGCAGGCGAAAGTTTCCGGCACCGTTGTCTTCCTCGCGACGAGTGGAGTGAAGAACGAGTATCTGCATCTCGTCGTGACTCTGGCCGGCCACGAGGTGCAGGAAATCGGCGAGGTGTATTTTAACGAAGACCTCGTGCTGACCGGCAGCGGCGACGGCTACGCCACGGGGAAATACGCGCCCGTGGTCAACGGTTACACCGGCTCGCTCATTCATAAGCATCTCGGAACGACCACGCAGACGGTGGACTCGACGCTGCAATCTGATTTCCCGGTGGACTGGGATTCAAATCATCGGCTGCAGGGCATCGCCTACATCTACTGTAAGCTCACGTTCTCCAACGAAATCTTTGTCGGCGGCATCCCGAACATTTCTTGCGTCGTCAAGGGCAAGAAGGTTTACAACCCCAGCACGCTCGCGACCGCTTACAGCGCAAACCCCGCGCTCTGCTTGCGTGACTACCTCACCGATGCCGATCTCGGGATGGGCATGGACACGAGCGAGATTGACGACGCCTCGGTGATCGCGGCTGCGAATGTCTGCGACGGGCAAGTCCAGATCAAGCCGAGCAGCCCGGCGACATACGAGAACCGCTACGAGTGCAACGGGCAGGCCATCACGTCCTCGACGCCCGACTCAATCATCGGGCAAATCCTCTCCTCGATGGGCGGCACGATCGCTTACAGCGGGGGGCAAGTCGTGGTCTATGCGGCAGCCTATCGCGCGCCGACGGTCACGCTCGACGAGACGCACATGGCTGGCGGATTCACCGTCTCGACTCGCCTGAGCGCGCGCGACCGCGTGAACGCAGTCAAGGGCACGTTCATTTCGTCCGAGAATCAGTGGGCGGCGGCGGACTTTCCGCAGATTACGAGCGCAACCTACTTGGCGGCGGACGATGGGATTTACCACTGGCGAGACGTCATCCTTCCGTTCACGACGAGCAGCAGCGCGGCGCAGCGCATCGCACGCATCAACCTGCGGCAAGCGCGCGAGGAAATCATCTTCACCGCGAAGTTCAATCTCACCGCGATGCAGCTCCGCGCCGGCGACACGGTGAGCCTCACGAACGCAAACCTCGGCTTCTCGTCGAAGGTGTTTCAGGTCATCGCGTGGTCGCTGTCGAGTGACGGCACTCCACCGACTCCGGTAATTGAACTCCAACTACGCGAGACGGCTGCGACCGTTTACGATTGGGACGTGGCGGACGAGGTCGCGGTGGAGAGCGCACCGAACACGACGCTGCCAAATCCGTTCTCGATCGACCCGCCGACCAATCTCACGCTGACCGCAGACGGCACGACACAGTTTATTCAAGCGGACGGATCGGTCATGCCGCGAATCAAAGTGGCTTGGAGCGCGCCGACCGATCAGTTCGTGACGAGCGGGGGCAAGACCGTGATTGAATACAAGGAAGGCACGGCGACGACATACCTGACGTGGGCGACGGTGGACGGCGACCAGACGCTCGACTTCATTTCCTCGGACGTGCGAATCGGGACGAGCTACAACGTGCGGCTCTACGCGCAGAGTTTCTTTAACACGTCTTCGACCTACACGGCGGTGTCCACGACCACGCCGGTCAAGGACACCGTCGCCCCAAGCATCCCAACCGGCCTCACCGCCGTAGTCGGCACAGGCCGCGCCGTCTCGCTCGATTGGAACGACAACACCGAGCCTGACTTTTCGGAATACGGAATTTACCGCAAGACGACGGCAGTCACGCCGGCAAACGCCAACACGAGCAAAATCGCCGAGGTGCGAGCATCGCGATTCGTGGACACCGACGTGGACATCGGCACGACGTATTATTATTGGCTCAACGCTTACGACACGGTTGAGAACGTGTCAGGCTTCACCAACTACGTCCAGGCCACGCCGGTCGTCATCACCGCTGGGCCGATCGACTCTACGCCGCCAAACCAGCCCAGCGCGCCGACCTTTGTTTCGGAATCGACTTACCCAGCAACCGATGGCGGAACATTCGCGAAGATCAAAATCGCCGCTCCCGCGCTTCCTGCGGGCGCTCGCGTCAATCAAGTGCTTTACAGGGTCAGCGGCTCAACCGATTTCCTGATTGCTTGCGAATTAACAGCAGCAGGAAACGCGACAATCGACGACCTCACGGTCGGGGCGGCCTACGAATTTGCGATTCGCGCCGTGTCGTTTAGCAACGTGCGCAGCACGGTCTCGTCTACTTTGTCGAGGACCGCGCCAAGCAATACGACACCACCGGCTGCGCCAAGTGCTCTGACGTATGTCGCTGGAAATGACGCCGCGTTTCTGCGACCTCCCGAAACAAGCGCGGGAGACGTGACATTTTCGGTCCGAGTGAACTGGACTGCATCACCCACGAAAAGCGTTGTCGCATACGAGATAGTCGCCACCAATACTGATTCGGATGCAGCAGCAGATTCCGCGTTTGCGGCTGGGGCTTATTTCTCCTCACCAATAGCAGAGGAAATCATTTCGAGAGTGGTTCCCGCGACCGCATACGTTCGCGTGCGCGCAGTCGATCGTAGCGGAACTAGAAGCGCGTGGTTCGGCGATAACGTGAATCTAAATTCTCCGACGACA